CAGGGTCAGGACTAGGGGAATCAGCTAAACCAAGTTTGTTAGCATAAAAATCACCTGAATTTTCTGAAGTAATTACATTACTTGCTTGTCTATCACTCATGAGTTTCCTCAAGTATTTTGCCTGGTGTGCCTCACCAGTAAGGTTTGTGGGCAATATAACCCAAAATCATAAGGCTGTCAATTATTGTTAGATATTTAATCTATTGGCTTTGTATAATCCCATGCTTCTGTAACATGGTTAACAGCTTCTTTCATTCTTTCGTGCAATTTTTTTGCTTGTTGTTTTTCATTAAGTCCTGTAAATCCTTGAACTTCTTTTTTTATTCCTGAACTATATTCTTTTACATGTGGTTCGTTAACTTTTACAAAATTGAAATAATCTTTATCTGGAGTTATTTTTTCTTTGTATCTATGATAAAAAATATTAGAGGCTCTAGGTCTATTTAATTCTTTTTTAGACATTTCTTTTTTGTTAAATTCTTCACGATTTTCACTTGTAACTGTTGGCATTATTGATTCTCCATTGGTGTAATTGATTGGATGGCTTCATTACCAAAGGCATATTGTTCTGTATTTCTTGCTCTAATTTCTTTTTCCAATCTGGCAGTATCCATGTGATGCAATAACATATCAGCAATTGCCTCAATTTCTACTCTGTTTTGGCTAGTTATAGCTCTGGTATTGGCATCATGAACCCTAGCTTGGAGCACAGATTCTGTATTGTGAGCCTTGGCTGTCTGCCTCATTAGCTCTCTCTTAGTTTCCTCAGTCTGCTTGACTTGCTCAATGTCTTGTCTTTGTTGCATAGCCAGTTGCATAGCCTGCAATTGCTGAGTAAGTTGCTGGACTTGAGCCTGTCCTTGCTTAATCATAAGTTGAGCTTGAGGAGGAATGTCAGAGTGCTCATCAATTTGGCTTAGTGGGTTCATGGCGGCCAACCTATCAGCAATAGTCTCAGCCCCAGGGAAGTCCATATTCCTAAACACCAAGTCTCCAGCCACATTAAATAGCTCAGGTTTGGCAAGTAAAGGCATCATTGCATCTACTGCTTCTTGTCTCTTGCTGTTGTATCCTGGACCAGTCTCCATCACCACATCATACTGTCCCACAGTTACATCATTAAGCACTCTGCCCACAGCACTTTGCTCATTTATGGTTAAAAGGTCTGGCTTTCCATCATCCCCAATAATCCTCATAACCCTTTCAGTGTCATAAATCTTGGGAATTAGGTCTAAAAGTATTTTTCCAACATGGCAAATTGACTTGGTTAGATTGTCATAAAGGTCAAAATTGGTCAAATCCACTTGCATTTGCTGACCATTCAAAGCCTTACCAGACATATTGCCCTGAAGTTGCTGTGATGGGTCATAGATACCAATTATGGTTGCCATATCTTGGTTAATTTCCTGAGCCGCTGTCAATATCCCAGTAGGAGGAGGCTCTGGTTGCATCCTTTGTGGAGGAGGAGCTGGGTTGCCATCAATATCTGTCTGCTTGTATCTCAAAGTAGCCATTGATTTGATATTAGCACTTGCCCAATCCAACTCATGACCCTCATCTTGTCCTTCAGCCATGATCCATTTAGCCTTTGGAGCCAATGCCACAGACTCAGTCATGGATGTGACCCAGAAGTTGTACATCCTCTGCGCATCTTTGGCGTGCCTGACCATGCCAAATTTCTTTCTTTTATCTCCAATCACTACATGCCTACCATAGACTGGGACAATTGGGATGTAATACCCCGGCCAGTCCTTCTCCTCCAGCACTTCAATTGCTGTTAGCTTTTTCCACTTGATTGTCTTTTTGACACTAGGTCTTTCATCCACTACTTCTAACCCAGCTTTTTTAATTCTTTCAAAAAAATCTTTGGAATCAGCAAACCTAGCAGAGCCATCACTTAATAAATAGAGCTTGGCTTTCTCTCTAACTGTGTAAAAGTATTCAGCAACTCTAATATCTTCCCTAGTAATCCACTCACTTTGGGTATCCCCAGTGCCTCTGGATGTGAATGAAGTGTCCTGTGCATCTGGATACATTTCCTTGAACACAGACTTTGGCATCATGGATGTAATTAAACATCTTTCTTGGTCTGATCCATCCACTGCAATTGAATTTGGGTCTAAATAGACTGTAAATGGGTTATCAATAGGGTCAATAAATAGTTCTTGGTCAAAAGAATCTTCCCTTACATATCTGTGGTCAACCCTTAAATATCCCCAGCCCATTCTGACTGCATAGTTGTAGGCATTGTCATAGGCATTATCAGCATTGGAGTTAACTTCTATGTGCCTTACCATGCCTTGGATCACTTTGGCATCCGCTGCATCTTCCACAGTATTTGTGGCATGAACCCTAATTCTTGGTCTTTGCTGTCTTTGCTGGTTAGTGACTTGCCTACAATAGCCATCTAGCTTGTTAATGGTTAGAACTGGTCTGGATTCTAGGTTTCTTGAATTCTGCAGGTCAACCGGCCACTGATCGCCCCCACTTGCAAACTTCAGATCCTCTAAAGCCTCTTGGCGGTTCATGGTGTCTGCATCATTAGCAAACTTCAAAAATTGTTTTGCCTCATCTATGATGGGGTCATAATCTGTTTCTAGTGGGTCAAGTGCCATGTTATAAAGCCATCCATGATTGTGGTGGTGCATAGTTTACTTGCTTTGGTCTTTTTGGTCTAGTCTCTTGAACACCTAAAGCAACCATGCGAAAAGCATCAGCTCCATGACTGTATTGGTCATGAAGTGGGTTTTTACTAAAAGCCTTTGTCTCTGGGTCTACCTCATACTTGTAATGCCTCAGACATTGCAAGCCATCATAGCAATTATCCCTATCAAAAAAGCAATTCCTGAACATAGTTCTGGAGGCATTAATAGAGTCCACAATGCTTGTTCTTGGGATTATTTTGGTCTTGAACCCAGCATTTCTGACAATTTCCTCTATGGTTCTGCCCTGAGCCGCCAATGTTTTGTTCTGTGCATCATGTGGTAACCAAAGTGTGTCATAGACATAACCAAAGGTCTGCATTAGTGCTAGGTAATGACTCATAGTCTGTTGACTATCCTCTATATACCTAATAAATCTGATTTCCTGAGCTATGAACTGGACAAACCAAATGGATGTGGAATCTGCCCAGCCAAGATCGAACACAGCATGAACTGGCTTGGTAGGGTCATACCTGACTTTGGTGATTCTTTCCTCCAGCTCTGCCATTTGCATTTCCCTGGCAAACACAGCTCCATCCACAGTTTGCCTGCAAAGTCCTTCCCAAACTGTGTTGTAAGCCTCTGGGTCTCTAGATTGTAGAGTTCTCCTCTCATGGTCTAAGACTTCAGGAAACCATGGGTTATCACTCCAGTTCACCTTTTGAGTAATGCAATTATCAGGCTTATGCAGAATAAATCTTTGGTATGTAGCATCAGACTCTAGCTCTGGATTCATTGTTATCCATATTTCTGAGTCCTTTGCCCTGATAGTAGGAATAAGAATATCCCAACTCCTTGCTGAGACCGCCTGAGCTTCCTCTACCCAGACAATGGTGCAACCCTCGTAGCTCTTAATATTGTGTGGATTATTCTTTAGTCCCACAAAAGCAAACTCAGTCCCATTTGCTCCCCTAATAGAGTTTTGGGTAATTTCATAGAACCCAATTAACCCCAGCTCAACAATCTGGTCACTTAATAGCTTATGAACTGATTGAGATATGGAGTTCTGAAATTCCCTAGCACACAAAATCCTGTGGACTTGCTTTGCACCCAAGATGAGCAATGCTCTTGCAACAGACCATGACTTTGCTGACCCTCTGCCTCCAAAGATGCATTTATACCTTGATGGCTTAAACAGGCACTGGAGCTTGACTGGAAACTCAGCCTTTTTAATAGCTTGATTAAGTTCACTCTGCTCCATCTGGCTTTACAAATGTAACTTGAAGATGAGGCATGATGACATTTCCACTTGCATCTTCAAGAGTTGTTGCCTGAACTGCCTTCCCATCAATCCTATCCATCAACTCTTTAATAGCCCAAGGTTCTCCCTCCTCAGCTTTGCTAATAAGAACCTCAGCAATCTGCCTAGTTCTATGTGGCTCTTGGCAAAGAATCATCCTCAGCTTTTCCTGAAACAATTTGCCTTTGGCTGAGTTAATGTTACCTAGTGGAGCACCCATATTGTAGATTTTAGTAAATTATTGATTTTTATATTACTTTTAGTTATTTAAGTTCTCATCATGCCAACCAAATTCATAGGGATAACCCTCAGATGATAGTTCTTTAGCTTTTACAGTTTTTTTCACAATATCATAATCACCATTTAAAACATTTTCACCATGCCATTTAGCATAAGTTGGACTTGTTGTTACCCAATCCCCATGATTTATGTCTTTAATTCCACTTGGTACAGCTCTATAAACATCAATTTGCGCTTCAGGTTTGCCTTTTGCTTTTGTGGCGGCTCTATACCATTCAGAATCAATTGGATGTTCTCCTATGCCATAAATTCTTTTACCACTTAAGGAATAAACCTCAGCAGGCATTATTTTGGATAAATCATCTAATGTCGCACCATAAACTTTGGCATTTGGAGCAACATGACTACCTTTATATTCAACAGTTCCAATGGGACTGTAAGAATTAGCCATACTTCTTGCCAATTCCATAGTTTTAGGTCCGGTTAATGGCTCTCTAACAGAATCAGCCAATGCTTGATTATATTGACCTGCTTGATTGTTTAAATCATTTATTGTGCTTTTAAATGTGCCTATAGGATCAGTAACAATACTTGAAATACGATTTCCAGCTCTTTGAGCTGTGTCATATAAAAAATCAGATAGGCTTGGCATAATTAGGCTTGTGTAGTTTCAGTAGCCTCAATTGTAGTTTCTTGCACTGGTTGTGCAACAGGCATTTGCTCATTAGCTTTGTGCATTAGTTTCTGAACTAATATTTGCATATCCCTGATTTTGTGCTCAAGGCTAGTAATTATTAAGTTTACATCTTGGATTTCATGTTCAAATATCATTTTTCTTTCCTTGTTTGTGTGCTCTACCTGGACCTTTTTTGGTATAACATGGATTTTTGCCTGCTTGCCATTTCATGAACAAATGCTCATCAAAGCCAAGTGCTATTAATAAATGGACTGCTAGACTAGCTTTCATTTCTTTTTCTTGGCTTTTTCAGCCTCACGTTTTTCAGAATAAGCTATTGCCACGGCTTGCTTAACAGGCTTTCCTACCTTAACTTCCGTTGCAATGTTCTTTTTGAACGCTTCTTTTTTGGTTGACTTAATTAGTGGCATATTCTTCCTTTCTTTTAGATTTACTCATTTTTTGTCTTGTTTCATCACTTATTGGATTTAATTCAAATCTCTTTTTTTGCGATTCTCTCATTTTTTGTCGTGTTTCTTCTGAAACTTCACGACCTTTCATTTTTTCCCTTATGTAATCTTTATGTTCTTGAGTATGATTTTTACCAGCAAAAGTACATTTTTCAATCATTTTTTGAGTTCTAATACGTTTTTTATTAGATTCTCGTACAGCATCTTTTACATGATCTGGTAATTTTATGCCTTTTGCATATTTATTACCTATCATTGCTTTTGATTTATTCTTTCTAGCAATTTCATATAACCTTGAATTAAAATATGTTTCCTTGCCTTTCATAATAATAAATGCACTCCACATTTGATTATTATCATAAATATGCGCTAACAAAGCATGAGCAATAAAATGCTCTCTAGCCGTCAAAAATACCAAATTATCTAAATTATCAGAACCACCCATACTTTTTGGCAAAATATGATGAAGCTCTTGATATTGATTTAATTTTTCTCTATTTTTAGCTTTATTTATTAAAGCCTCATACACTTTCTGGTGATTCATCAGGTTCTTCTACAAAACATACGTCTTGCCATGATAGCACAAGAAATTTCTCGTCCCCGTCCTTAAAATTGTGATATTTCAGGTATTCATCTTTATAGTCTTTAGCCAAAGTTCCAAAATATATCTTATCCCCTACTTTTAGACCTTCAGCCTCTGCCTCATCTCCAACTGCCACTATATGCCCTACTGTGTCTGCCTCAGCAGTCTGAACATATAAAGTGGACTGTATTCTTGGAATAGGTCTAACAATAATCTTGTCTTTTATGGGTTTCATGGGATTTGCCTCCCACTTAATTTTGGTCTGCCAGGCTTTTTCTTTTCTGCCTGGTCAATTATTTCTGGATTTGCAATACCCAGCTCTAAATCAACTTTGGGTAATGTTATTGTGGTTGCCAAAATTGGATTATGTTCACCACACCAATCTGTGCTATTTCTGTTTTGGAAAGTAGGGTATCTTTTACAAACACCCATTTCCCTAAATCCCTCTTGGGAAAAATACCTACAAGTCTTACAATGTTGAGCAGTCAATTCAAATCCTTATTATTTGGGTTGATTAGAGATACCCCTTAGACCACGAATCTTTGGGGTATTTCGCTTTTTACATAGTGTCTTGGATATGTGGTGTTCTCTCATGAACATAGCACTCAGACTCTTTTGAGCCAGTGTTAAATTCACCAGTTCTACCATCTACTTTACCCATGTGGCTCATGTCTCTAGCACCAATGCTGTCAGCCTTGCCCATAGCAACGCCACCATTTAAAGGTCTTTTGATCTCACCAGTGGAGTCAGCAGAATCAGCACCCTTGGGCATCTTTTCTCCAGACATTCCTTTTGTGCCTTTCATGCTGTTTGGTCCGACCATTTTGTCAAATGACTTCGGCCCCATCTTCTTTTCACCAGTTGAATCTGATGACTTAGCCCCTTTAGGCTCTTTTTCCATTCCATAATATCCCATTTTTTGTTCCTTGCAAGTTAAAAATTGGAGTCTCAATTATCCCAAATCACTATCTCTTGTCAAGTGAATTTTGTTGTTTTGGATAGCTTTTTTGAGTTTTTGATCTTCCTCCTCCCAGATTATATACATCAAAAAACACCAAACAACAGTGGCAAAAATTGATGCTCCAAGAAATAAAAGTGCAGATATTATGAGTGAATCAACCATTTAAATCCTTTGCCAA